CTCGAGGAACGGGGCATCGTCGGCCCGCCGCGCGGCTCCGATCCGCGGGAAATCCTCATTGATCTGGACGGCGTAACAGCCGGTTAGAAATTGGACGGTGTGACGATGGGATTGGACAGGTGGGGTGGAAGGGGACGGGGGAAGAAGGGGAGGAGAAGCGGGGTTGAAGGGGGGGTGAAAGGCGGGGGAAACGGGGGCGATGGGGCAGGGGTCGGAGTACGGGTTGGTGTGGGAGTGGGCGGGTTTGGGGTCGGGGCGGCTGGGTCAGGGGTAGGAGAAGCCGCCGGCTACGTTCCAACGGATGATCCAGCGAGCCCAGGCCACTTCGTAACCGACAACGCTGTTCGGGGCTGTTCCAATGACCTCCCAGGGGATGTTCGTGCCAATGTTGAGGGTGTGCAAGGGGACGGCGTTGGTCAGGTACTCGCCAGCAGGGGAATTGGTTGAGGCTAATAGCATGTACTGGTACTGGCGATAAGGCATGTCCCAGGCATGAAAGAGTCGCTGGGTGATTCCGCCCCATCCGGAGCCGGTCGGCTCAGTCACGGCAATGTACAGGTCGCCCTGTTTGGCGAAGTTGGTGGTCAGGCTGGTGACGGCAGTCAGGTGGGTCTCTCGACTGGACATGTTGACCCTGGGATCTGACTGGTTGCCGAGGTGGACGGTGCCAAGCAGGGTCGCGGATAGGTTGGTCGGCCAACGCGAGGACAGAAGGGCTTGGTTGGACACCGTCGTCGGCCGGTCGAAGGTGAAGTCGCGCCAGTATGGGTATCCGGCGGTCACGATGGTGGGGGCGAACTTGGTCCAGTGCATGCGGTGAAGCATGTCCTTGAGGACCTGGAAGGTGCGCCAGTAGAGACGGGGGGGGACAACGCTGCCGTCGGGGGTGCCGTAGCGAAGGGCGTTGGTGTAGACAATGACGACGGAATCGTTGTTCGAGGGGGACCCTGACAGGGTGGAAATGGACAGGACCGAGTCGGCCCAATAGGACAAGGTCTGGGTCGGGGACGCGGCAAAGACGAGCGTCTGGGTGACGGTGAGCAGGGTTTCGTTGGTGGGAACGATGGCGCGGGTTACAAGGCGGATGGAAACGTCGTTGGTGACGCCCAGGCCGGATCCTGCTTGGTAGCGCCCCTGGGGGACAACGTTGGTGCGGTCGCGGCATCGGATGTTGACGCCGTTGTGGGGGGTGTCGGCGGATAGGCAGGTCTGCCAGGCGTTGGAGTAGTAGCGGGCGGCAAAGAGGGGGGTCTCCGCGTCGCCGGTCTCGTCGCCGTACCACCACCAGCCGACGGCGGAGTTCGTGATGCCCCACCTATTGGTTCCGGATGTCTCCAACCACCCTGCCCCGGTGTCGGCCAGGACGGCGTCGGTGAGCATGGGGACCTCGATTGTCGCCAACTCGGTTGCGGATGTGGCGACGACGTTGTTGGTCCAGAGGTAGCTGGAGTTGGTCCCGAAGGCGGCCATGTCCACGAAATAGGGAATGCAGTCGTTGACGGCTTTGGTGAGGCGGACAATGGCCTGGGTGGTGACGATTGGGAACCCCGTGGCGGTGACGTAGCTGGCGGATCCGGTGTCGTAGTACTGGTATAGGAATGGGGCGAACTGGTTGGTGGTTGTGACGGTGATTCTGTTGGTGCCGCCGGCGTGACAGGACCAGGTCTCGATCATGCTGACCAACGCGACGCCGGACACAAGGCAGCGTTCGACCGTGGCGGTCCAGAGTTGGGCATAGAGGCGCATGTCGTCCACCTCGTACCATGTGGACGGGGGGGTTGCGGGCCAGTCCCAGGAGTCTGCGCGCGGCAGTTGTGCGACGCACAGGGCAAGGCAGAGGGCCAAGAAGATGCGGGGGATCATCGGATCGGTATGTCGAAGAGGAGGTCTCCGACGTGGTAGGTGTGGACGTGCCCGGTGTCGTCGAACTCATGAAGGGGCATGCGCATGTAGTTGAGGGCCGGGGCGGGAAGCGTGGCGGCCGCGGAGATCGTGGCGGTGGAGGAAACGCGATCCCAGGAGACGTAGGCAAACATGGTTCCACCAAGGGAGAATTGGTACTGGGCCGCGGTGACAACGGCGCGGCCGTCCTGGAGGCGGATGTACCCGGCCTTGATGGTGACGGTGGAGCCGGAAATGGAATAGCCGAAGGAGACCTTGGAAAGGTCGAGGCCGCCGGATGTTTCGGCGTGGTAGCGGACGACGATGTCGGACCAACGGTGCTGCTTGATGTCGGTGATGACGGAGTCGGCGCAGGTGAGGGCGAGGATGGGGTAGATCTCGGTGTCGTCCACGTCGTCGGGGAAGGCGCCGGAGGTGGAGAGCCATTCGGCGGTGCCGGCGGAGAGGGTAACGGCGATGTAGTAGCGGGTGGTGGTGGTGACGGAGGCCAGGCTGGCTGGGAGGCCGGTGATGGTGATTTGAACGCCGTTGAAATAGAGGAGGCCAGTCTCGATGTCGCCGCCGGTGCTGGAGGTCTGGGTGAAGCGGAATGGGTGCCTCGTGGCGCCGGACAGGGGGACGGCGGCGTGGTAGGAGGCGGAGGCGAGGACCTGGCGGCGCTTGAGGACGTAGGAGGCGCCGGAGAGTTCGGGGATGAGGAGTTCGCGGGGGGCGAGGAGGACGGGGGCCTTGTCGGCGGGGTCGGCGAACTCGACATCTTCGGGGGCGAAGTCGAGGACGTGGAGGTTGTCGTCGGGATCCTCGGCGCGGACCTGGAGGCGGCGGGTGAGGCCGGGATCGCCGTCGGAGTGGCGCTCGCGGGGGAGGTTCTTTGGGCCGTCGGTTTCAGCGCCGGCAAGGGCCGAGGAAGTGCGCTGGATTCGGGACCAGGAGAAGCAGCGGTTGTGGGTTGCGCGAAAGAGGGCGACGAGGGTGTCGGCATCGAGGCGGCCGGGTGGACCGATCCGGAAGGTGGTTGTGCCGTCGAAAAGGCTGATCGTGGCCTCCTGGATGATGGCGGCCATGGTCGCCCAGGCGGCGAGTCCGTTGGAGATGTTGAGTTTGTAGCCTGGGACGTAGGCGAAATCGGGGTACGCCTGGATGAGGGAGAGGGTGCCCTCGTAGTGGAGTTTGGTCCAGGAGGCGTAGAGGGCGGCGGCGACGCCGACGGGGGTGGTCTCGCCGTATGAGATGGAGGCGATCTGCTTGTATTGGCGGGAGGTTCCGTTGGTGGAGAGGAGTTTGACGGAGATTTCCTTCTGTTCCACGTCTTCGATGGGGTTGTCGGAACCGTCTCGGCGGACGTAGGCAACGGTGGCGGTGATGATCTCTTCTTCGACGCCGATGAGGGTGAGCAACCAGTCGGGAACGGCGCCCTCGGTGATATAGGAGTCGTAATTCTCGACGCCGCTGCGGGTGGGGGTGGAAATGACGAGGTCGGCGTCGTCTATGTCGGCGAGCCAGGGAAGGTGGAGGCGGAAGAAGGCGTTGACCTGGGCGGGGACGCCGAAGTCGGGGTAGGCGGCTACCTCGATTGTCTGTTTGTTGACGGTGATTACGTTTCCCTGGAGCTCAAAAAGGAGGTCGATGGCCTCGGGGTCTGTGTAGGTGCCGGCGGTGTCGAGTTGGTAGGAGTTCCAGGTGTTGTTGTCGTAGGTGTGGGTCTTCTCGTAGACGATGCGGAAGCCGGGGACGACGAGGTCGGCGCGGGGGCGGAGTGACGCCTCTTCGGGCTTGGTTGCGGAGGTGAGGTCGAGGGTTGCGGTGGAGAGGTTGGTGACGGCGCGGGCGTGGAAGGTGGGCTTGTAGACGCCGGCGTCCTGGGTGGAATAGTCCCACCAGCAGACCCAGTCGGGGACCCAGCGGAGGCACTTGCGGACGGCGTCGGCGCAGGAGAGTTGGCGCTGCTCGTCGTATGGCATGGCGATGCCGGCGTCTATGGTGCCCTTGAGGATGGGGATGCCGCGGGCGATGGCGTAGTCAATGACGGCGGCGATCTGGGCGCCGTTGGTGATCTGGGCGCCGGCGTTGTTCTGGCCGAGGACGACGCGGGGCTTGACGACGTCCACCTCGATGTCGTCGGTTCCGCGGAGTTTCCAGGTCTGGCCGTAGGCGACGCCTTCGAGGCGCGCCCAGGGGCCTTGGACGAGGTAGGAGAGGGTGTGCTGGGTTCCGGTTGCTTCGCGTGGAACCTCGGCGACGCGGCCGACGAAGAAGACGGTTGAATCGCGCTTGAAATAGAGGGTGTCGCCGGTGGCGTAAGTGGCGGCGGCGGTCCAGGTGGTGGGGTCGATCGAGAAGGTGAGGCGATCGGTGGCCATGGCGGAGAGGGTGAGTTGGCACTGGACGATTCCGGCGTTGGCGAAGGTGGTCCAGTCGGTGGCGTTGGCGGATATGTAGTAGGTAGCCATGGACGCGGGGGCGGCTTAGCGGGGCAGGTTCTTGATCTTGTCCTCCAGGAGTTTCAGTTTGGCCGTGATCGCGTCGAGGGCGGAGGCCACGGCGGCGACGGAGGATTCGGCTTGGCGATAGGTGCCGGCGGCCCTGGCGCGGAGGTCGGTGACGCGGGCTGCGGGCATGGAGGCGCGGAGGGATTCGGCGCGATCGGCGAGGTCGTCGCGCTGGGAGGTGAGGGCGGACCGGGTTGCGTTGCGGGAGATGTCGAGCATTTCGGATTCGGTGCGTTCGCGGAGGGCTTGTTGCCTGGCCCGCACGCGGGCGCGTTCGGCTTCTGCCTGGGCTTCTGCGCGCGCGCGTTCGGCTTCTGCCTGGGCTTCTGCGCGCGCGCGGGCGGCTTGTTGATCGGCTGTGAGCGCGGCATTTCCGGATGTGTAGCGGGCCTTGGAGGTGCGCTCCTCGATCGCGAGCGCGCGCATGGTGTTGGAGGTCTCCATGAGGGCCATGCCGTGGGCATCGGAGAGGGGATCGAGGCGGGCGCGGGCCGCGGCGCTTGCGCGTTCGGCGCCTTCGAGGCGGAGGCGGGCGGCGGTGCGGGCCTCGACGGTTGACCCGGCATCGGCGCGGCGGAGAAGCATGGTTTCTTTGCGGGCATCGCCTTCGGCGGACTCGGCGGCCTCGACGGCGGCCTGGCCGCCGGCGAGCGCTTGTTCGGCGGCTGCGAACTTGGCGCGGGCCTGGGCGCGGCGCTCGTCGATCGAGGCTTGTTCGCGCTTGCGGCGGGCTTCGAGGATTGCGCGATCGCGTTCGGGGCCTGGGGGTGTGGCGGCCTCGATCTCGGCGAGTTGGGCTTCGGTCTCGGCGCCGGCGAGTTGATTCTTGACGCGGTTGATCTGGTCCATCTGGGAGAGGGTTTCGGCGAGCGTGGCGGAGAGGGCGTCGAACTCGTTTGTGACCTTGGCGATGCTGGCGGCGTTGATGGCGGCGAGTTGGCCCTTGATGCGGTCTTGGATGGAGGCGACCTTTTCGAGGGGGGCGACGGTGTCGGCGATGGTCTGGGAGAGTTTGAGCCACTTGTCTATCTGGGTTCCGAGGGACCAGCCGGCGGTGAAGGCGCCGGCGACGAGGGTGACTTTGGCGGCGACGGCGGCGGCGGACTCGCCGAGGAGGTTCATGACCTGGGCGAGGCCCATGATGGAGCCGCGGCCGGCGGCGGAGGCGGCGTTGAGGCCGGCGAGGGCGCGGGTTGCGTTTGCGTGCTCGTTGGAGGATTTTTTTGTGGAGGCGGAGAGATCTTCGGTTGCGCGCTGGGTGGTCTTGGCCTCGGCGCTGAGTTCCTTGAGGGAGCGCTTGGCCTCTTCGACTCCGCCCTTCTGGTAGGCGGTGAGGATGCGGATGAGGATGTCGTCGCTCATGGGGTGATTCGCTCGCTGCGTTTGCTCACTGGGGGGCCTTGGGGGCGAAGACGGTGGCGGTTAGGGTGAGAAGGGGGCTGTAGGAGAGGAGGGCGGGGAAGACCTTGAAAGCGGGGACGCGCTTGAGGAGGGGGAGGCCGACGTTGTCGAGGCGGGAGAAGACGAGTTCGGAACAGAAGAGGCGGCCTTCGCGCTGGACGCGGGCGCGGGCAAGGAAACCGAGAATGCCGAGCCAGTCGTAGGGCAAGCCGACGGAGGCGCGCATGGCGGCGTCGGCGGCGGCGCGGAGTTCGGGGGTGAGGCCGGCGACGGTGAAGAGGTCGATGCGGGTGCCGGGTGTGTGCTGAGAGCCGATGCCGGGAGACTCGGTTACGCCTTTGCGCCATGCCTCGATCTCGGTGCCGTCGGCGGTGAGCCAGGAGGCGTGGGAGTATGGACCCCAGTTGAAGCAGCGGATGGCCTTGGAGAGGAGGGAAACGCCGCGGTAGAGGGCAATGTGGGGGGTCATGTGAGTTTCCAGAGTTCGCGGCAGAGGCGTTGATGCTGGGGCATGGACATGACGCCGAGTCCGTTCCAGCCCCAGTTCCTTGACCAGGAGTTTTCAAGGTAGATGAAAGGGCCGGCCTTGAACGCCTTGACATCGCCGGCGGCGACGATGGCGACGGCATGGAAACCGCGGGTGGGGTGCTCGAAACCGGGGGAGTCGTTGAGATAGCCGGATTCGCTGGGGGTGTCCCAGGCGGGGCACATGGTGTAGACGGCGAGCAGGGGCTGGGCGGCGAGATCGTCGAGATCGGCGTGGACCATGGTGGAGACGTTGGGGAGCATGCCGGCGGCGGAGCAGGAGGCGAAGGCCTCGCCCATGGTGAGGCCGACCCAGGATGGGCGGTTGAGTGCCTTGGCGGTCTCGCGGAACCGGGTGAGGATGTAGTCGTCGGAGATCGTGACGCCGCGCATGATCTGAGCCCAGGATGCGAAGGCGAACATGGAGCAGGCGGGGGATTTGCCCTGGTCGTCGCCAAGGCGGCAGTGTTGGAGCCAGGACACGTCTTTGCCGAGTTGGAGGGGTTTTGGGGAGACGCCTTCGCGGGGATATTCGAGGAGTGCGCCGCCGACGCGGAGGTCGCTATTTGAAGAGTACACAGGGAACCTCCTCTGTGACGGGGTCGAGCATGCGGGGGAAGGGGGACTGGCGAGTTGCGGGGCTTTTGCAACTGGTCAGGATGACGAGGGCGATGCCGACGACGAGGTAAAACACGACGACCCAGGTGAGGGCGCGGATGGCAGGGTGAGGATCTTCTGGGGTGGTGTCGGTTTCGCAGTGGAAATCGGTGGCGTCGTCGTGGAGTTGGCTTGCTGCGCTGGCGCTATGCGGCGCGGGGCGGGCAATGGGGGGTTGATGGATCATGGGGTTGCCTCGGGAAGTTCAGGCGGGGGCGGGTTGGCGATATAGACGGTGAGGACGTTGTCGGTGCCGGATTGGACGAGGACGGTGAGGGGGCGTGTTTCGCCGGTCTGGGAATCGTAGGTGAGGCGGTTGCCCTGGCCGTCTTGGTAGAGGTAAATGCCGTCGGCGAGTTCGGTTGCGTTGGTGGGGAGGTTGACTCCGGAGTTGTTGATGGTGGTGGATTCGACGGAGGAGGCGCGGTTATCGTCGTTGAGGGAGCAGCCGGAGAAGAGGAACCACGAAGACACGAAGAGCACGAAGGAAGCCACGGAGAATGGGCGGTTTTGTGTGGTGGACATGTCTGGTTTTTCCTTTCTATTCCTTGGCCAGGATGCGGCGGACTTCCTGAAGGGCGTCTTTGAGGGCGCGAATGGTCTGGCGCTCGGGGCCGGCGGGGAAGGCGGCGGGGTCGATGTCTTGGATGGTCTGCTTGAGGGCGGCGAGGTTGGCGCGGCGTGCGGCGCGGGCGGCGAGGCGGTTGGTTGTTGTGGCGTGGTCTTCCGCATCTGTTGTGCGCCGGGACTCGCGTTGAGTGGCGAAGACTTCGCCGTCGGTGGGGTCCACTTTGAGGCTGTAGATGTGGCCGTCGGTTGCCCGGGTCTCGACAGACGGGGACTGGATGGGTTGGTCGAAGACCACGGGGGTTGCTTTGCGGGCGGCTTCGGAGGCGGCCTGACTCGCTGCGCTCGCTGCGGCCTCGGCGGCGTCGTCGTCGGCTTTTTGGGCGAGGGTGCGGACGACGAGCGGGGTGCGGGTGCAGGTGTTGTCGGCGGTGCGGTATGGGGTGGACCACTGATCGACGTGGTAGCCGGCGGGGGCTACGGGCTCGGTGTAGGGGAGCCAGCCTTGCTCGATGAGGGGGGCGAGGTCTACGCCGACGGATACGTTGTTCCAGGAGTTTGGGCAGGGTTCGGGGCCGCGGAGGAAAGTGGTTGCGGCGAAGAGGCAGAAGAGGGTGTTGGTCAGCATGGCGTTGCTCCTATTGGCCGAGGAGGATAAGGGTGGATGTCATTTCGTTGGTGTCCATTGCCCGCGAGTAGAATTGCACCTCGTCGGCGTAGCCGGAAACCGGATATCCGCCGGTGTAGTAGTCGCCGATCCGGTGCCCCGTGAGCGTTCCTCCCATTGTGCCGGAGTTGTCAGATTGCGTAGCCCACGTCGAGCCACTGTTGGTGGACAGCACGGCGTAGAAGGAGTTGGATGCGAAGCTCAGACCGGCCAACAGCCATTCGTTCGTCGGCGTTGCGGTAAAATTGAAACCGAAGGGATTGCCACCTGCCGCCCCGAACCGAAAGATAGACGATGACGTCAAGAAGTCGCAGAACACGTCGCGTGTGGCCTTGTGACTCCACCAAACCCTGTCTGCCCTGACGGTTGGCTTGATCTTGAGGAGAATGGTGCCGTTGGTCGTCTGGAACGTGGTGGGCAGCGCGATGTAGGGCTTGTTGGTGAACTCCGCGATGCCGCCAGCATAGACCAAAGCACCATTGCTGACGGTGCCGTGGTTGTTGTTGCCGGACGTGTCGAGCGTGTTGCCGGAGAACTCGTAGCGCGCCCACATGGAGGTGGGCCAGACGGTTCCCGTGGAGCCGGCCGCACGCGGGCGGGGAATCCAGTGCCAGCGCGGGGCGGCGATTGCGGCGCCGGAGAGGAGGAGAAGGGCGAGGGAGATGGAGATGCGGAGGGTCATGGGCGGGCGATGTTGTTGGTCGGAGCCAGGTGGAGGCAGACCTGGCCTTCGCTGAGTTCGATGGTGAAGCGCCAGTCTTGCGGCAGAGACGGAGCGGCGTTGGTGTGGGTGCCGGTGACGTTGAACAGAATGTTGGTGGCCCAGGCGATGGTGTTGGTGTGCTGCATCCAGCCGTGCAAGACGCCGACGGTTGCGATGTTGGTGCCGAGCGGGGTGATTGTGACGTTGCAGGCGCCAGCGTTGGTGGGCGCCCAGCGGAAGTAGTTGGAGACCGCATTGACCACAATGACCGGATTGGTCGCGTCGAGGCGGATGACGGAGGCGAGATACGGGCCGGCGAGATCGGCGGTTGCCTGGGCGGTTGCGGCGTTGGAACGGGCCGTGGCGTCTATGGCGGTGTCGGCGGTTGTGGCGTGGGCGACGGAGGAGGTGGGGAGGACGGAACCGACGACGGACTCGGCGATGCTGGTTGCGGTCGCGGTGGAAACGCCGGTGTCGATGACGATCGCGGCGCCGTTGGAAATGGACTGGCCGTTGACCGTGGCGCCGGCGTTGGTGACGGAGGATGCAGTGGCGGAGGCAACGTGCTGAGTGAGCATCTGTATGTTTACGGCGTGAGTCGGCGCTGACCAGAAGTTCGCCTCGGATATGGTATAGAGGCCGAACAAGCCCCTTCCAAAACCGCCATACCCGATGTTCCAGGACGCTCCGGATGATGCGTGCATTTCGCCGTTCATTGATATGGCAAACGAGGGGTTGATCTGCTTGTACAACCCTTGCGCAAGAGCCGCGGTTCCGGTTGACATTACCGACCCGACGATCTGGGTCGCGGTGCTCGGGGAAACTGCTCCAATCTGCCCGGGCGTGATGCCGGTCAGGCCGCTGCCGTTGCCGGTGGGTTGCAACGCGGTAGCGCCAAGGGCGGCGCCGTTGGTGTAGGGAGCGACGACGTTCTGGGCGATGCTGGTCGCGGTCGCGGTGGAAACGCCGGTGTCGATGACGATCGCGGCGCCGTTGGAAATGGCCTGGCCGTTGACCGTGGCGCCGGCGTTGGTGACGCTGAGATCGGCGCGGGCCTGGGCGGTTGCAGCGTTGGAACGGGCGGGGGGGTCGGTGGCGGTGTCGGCGGTTGTGGCGTGGGAGACGGTGGCGGTGGGGAGGATGTTGCCGACGATGGAGACGCACTGAGCAGAGGAGATGCCGGAGACGCTTTGGGCGAAGGGGGCGGAGTCGAGGTTGGAGTTGTCTACCTGGGACCAGTCGATGGTGATGCGGCCGGCGGGGTTGGTGGTTACGGTGCCCTCCACCACGCCCTGGAAACGGAGACCGCCGAAGCCGCGGTAGCAGACGACGGTGTTGGAGGAGACGAGGATGTTGTATGCATAGTTGGTGAGGGTGCCGCAGTAGGCAGGGACCCAGAGGAGGTTGACCTGGCCGTTTGTGGCGTTGTAGACGGTGCCGGTCGCTACGTGGTAGGCGCCCGTGGAAATGGAGGCGTCGCGATAGCGGAAGGTGACGGTCGCGTTGGTGGGGATGGACACGGCGGCGGCGCCGTTGAGGAACTGAGGCCGGAGTTGGACGGTCTCGTTGCGGAGAATGCGGAGGTTCTGGGCGGCGGGGTCGCGGGTCTCGATGGTCCAGGGGATTACCGGGGGCCATTCGGCGGCGGTTGCAAGGCCGAGAAACAGAGGAATGAAAGCGAGTTTCAAGGTGGTTTTCATGGTGCTACGGTTAGAACTCCCCCGCGGATGCGGTATCGCCAGACAGTGCAAACGCCATGCCACAGAACGAGCCTGACGGACTCCAGGACGGCATCGGAGAGGGTTGCGGTGTCGCCGGTCGCGGCGGGCTCGGCCTCGAAGGTGAAGGCGCCGGACGCGGCCATGGCGGCGGCCTCCTGGGTGTTGATGTATTCTTCGGCGGCTTCGAGACTGTCGGAAATGACCTCGACGGAGAACTCGCGGATGGTGGTGAGGTTGCCGCGATCGAGGGCCTTACCGGCGGACGCGCCAATGGGCTTGGAGTCCTGGACGGCGCGCACGCATTCGGAAGAGAAATCGAATACGTGCTGATTGCTGGCGTAACCCGCGCAAAGGGCCGTCGTGTTGATCTTGATAATCATCGGGGGGCATTAGGAGATCGTCCAGGTCAGGAGCGCGCTGGGCACTCCGGCGGTGAACTCCTGGGTGGAGTGCATGACGACTTCGCCGTTGCGGCCGGGCGCGCCAAAGTGGGTGGACTGCTCGGCGGGTCCGACGGCGGGGACCACGAGTTGCACGCCGGTCCCGGCAATGGTCAGGTCGTTGGAGGCGTTGCCGAACGCCTGGCCCACGAGAATTGTGCCGCTGGCGCCGTTCTGGGTCATGGCGAAGAAGTCGGCCTCGGTGAGGTGGGTGGGGGTGAACCGGACGGTCGTCTCGAAGCCGGTGATGCGGTGCCCGACAATGCCGAGGCGATCGGAACTGTAGGGGGCGAGGGCCATGGCGATCTCGATGGAGAACCCGTTGAGGGTCTCGAAATTGCTGTAAGAGCCCCAGGTGCCGAGATAGCCGGGACTGCCGAGATTGGTCGTGGCGAAGGACACGTCGTTGAACGCGACGGCGGAGATGGCGTAGAAGGCGTCGGCGTCGGTGCCGGAGACCTTGCCCAGGCCAAGCACGGCGGAGAAGGTCATTTCGCCGAACGCGGTGGAGTTGGCGGAGAGGCGGACGCTGGGCATCTTGCTGATCCCGGCGCGGGTGAAGGTGTATTTCTTCCCGGCGGCGGACCAGACGACCATGGGCACGTTGGAGGCGGTGTAAATGCTGCTGCCCACGTCGCCGGCGTCGAAGGGAAAGAGCTTGCCGAGTTGCGCGGCGGTGAGGATGCCGACGGGGGTGAAGCTGATCTCGTAGTGGATCGAGGAGAGGCGCTTGCCCAGGGTGCCGAACTGGGCGCTGGCGGGGTTCCAGGATCCGACGATCTTGCGGATCGTCACGTCGCCCTGGGCGTAGAACACGGTGGAGTCCCAAAGAATGGCGGCGGGGCCGGCGATGATTTCGATGTCGTTTGCCATGGCTTTATCCTTTCACGAACGCGCCTTCACCATCGAGGCGCAGCGGGGTTAGACAGAACTCGGTTGTGAGCGACACGAGATAGCAGAGGCGATCGTCGTCGAAGGGATCGGCAACGACGCGGACGGGGACGTTGGCGGGGAGCATGGGCTTGGAGCAGTTGGGGGGCACGTAGCCGGACAGGGCGCGGAGCACGTCGAGGGCCATGTCGGAACAGGGCACGCGGGAGCCGGAGTCGCCGGTGTTCTGGACGATGTTCTCAGAGACAGTTACGGCGACGGCGAGGGTGACGAGCGGGCCGGGGATTTCGGGGCGATCGCAGACGAGGGTGGGGGTTGCGACGGTCAGGAAGATGCCGGCCTTGTGGTCGGGATCGAGGCCGCCGAGCGCCAGGTCCACGGCGGCGGCGAAATCCTTGGCGCGCTCGGTGAGGATCTGGATGCCGGCGAACTCGGCATGGCGCTGGAGGCGGGCCTTGATGTCGGCCTGGACCTGGGCAAGGGATCGGGTGGGGGAGGGCATGGTCAGGCAACCGCTCCCTTCTGGGCGAGGATGGCCTTGACGTAGCGGGCGGCCATGGCCTGGCAGGCGCTGTCTATGGCGGCGATATCGGGCTTGGCGAGGGGATCGGGGCCGGGGTTGGCACTCTTGACGAGCCAGTACCAGACGCGGCCGGGGGCCTTGACGGGGGGCGCGTCGGGGCGCTTGCCAGGGCGTTGAATGGCCTCTGCAAGGGCCACTACGGCGCCGCGCTTGCGGACGATCACCATGAGTTCGACGGGCACGCGGCCGGCGCCGGGGGTGCCGGCGGCGTATGCCTCGGCGATGGCGGGGATCGCCAGGCGCTTGCGGGTCTTGGGGACGATCGGTTCGCCGCCCTTCCAGCGGCGCCAGAAGGCGGGGGACGCGACGGAGATGGTCGCCGCGGCGGCATCGGAGAGGTTGGTGCCGATGGTCTGGGCGACGGCGGTCCAGAAGTTGCGCTTGGGCCAGTTGCGTTTGTTCGGGCGGTTGTTGAGGTCGAGGAAATGGTCGTTGACCATGCCGGCGGCGGTCTGGGCGGCGGCGTTGCGGGCTTCGCGAACGTCGGCGGGGCTGAGGCATTCGAGCTTCTCGGGGAGTCCGTCGGCGGCATGTAGATCGAGGGAGATCATGCGAATTTGACCTGGTTGCCTGCGATGTTGATGAGGTCGCCGAGCATGCTCTTGAGCGCGGAGAGCATCTGGGGCGCCACATTCTGGAGCGTGGCGGCGAGGGCTTGGTTGAAGTCGGGATCGGGATCGGCGTCGAGGATCTCGTCTTCGTCGATCAGGCCGAGTGCGATGGCGCGGTCGCGGGAAACGTCGCGGAGGACCATGCCGGAACCGAAGTCGAATGGGGGCCAGGGCACGCGGAAGCGGGAGAGTTCGGTCCAGATGGGGGAGGTCTTGAGGGCAATGAACTGGGCGTCGTCGATGGCGCCTTCCCAGGCTACGTTCTCGCCGGCCTGTTTCCAGAGGGCGCGCCAGTCGCGGGGGACGCGGGCGGCGCGGCCGCGGACGAGTTGCTGGGCGGGGGCGGCGAAGAGGGCGCCCTTGGAGAGGCCGGCGGAACGGCGGGCGCGGCCGTAGGCGGCGTTGACGTTCATGTCGTAGATCATGCCGAGGCGGGTGGCGCCGGCGAGATTCTTGAGGTCGGTGGGCTTGCCGGCGGGATCGGCGAGGCCGAGTTGGATGGCGGTCTGGCGGGTGTCGCGGATGAAGCGTTCGCGGTCCATGCCGGCGCCGGTGGGATCGCGGGAAACGGTGAGTGCCTGGTCGAGGCGGGCCTTGGCGGCGGAGAGGAAGGTCGCGGACTCGACGCCGGCGGAGAAGAAAGAGCGCTGGGCGATGGCCTCTGGGGCGGCGCTCCATTCGGCGGTGCGCCAGGCGGAAGGCACCACGGAGCGCCGGGCGAAATTGCCCACGGCGTCGGACACGGCCTGGATGGTTGGTTGAAGGTCGATCATAGGCCGGCCTGGTCGTCGCGTTGGAGCGTGAGGTCTTTGGCGGTGTAGGTGGGTTTCGCGGGGACGCCGGAGAGTGTGGCGGAGGACGTGGCGGTGGGTTGCTCGATGGAGAAGAGGCCCTTGGCGAGGCGGTCCTGGAAGAAGGCGATGGCGTTGTCGTGGGCCTTGGCGCGGAGTCCTTTGGGATCGGGCAGGGTTCCGCCGGCGCGGTTGGATACGCGGAGCACGGCGACGGCGGCGGCCTGGGCGACGAGGGAATCGGGAATGGTGGCGGCGGTGGAGTCGAGATCGGAGCCGCCGGCGGCGATGTAGCCGCGGAGTTCGTTGGCGAGGTTGGTGAGGATGGCGGAGATGGCGTCGGAGGCATCGCCGCCGAGCGCGCGGCGGAGCACGTCGAGTTCGTTCGGGGAGATGGCGGTGAGGAGATCGGCTTCGGTGAGTGCGCGCCAACTCATGGGAGTGCTCCGGCGGGGAAGAGGCGCGGCCAGAAGGTCCTGGCGTTTCGGCTGTTCCTATCTGGCCGCGCGAGGGTCATGTTGCGGGGTTCCTGGGGCGTCAGTTCTTCTGGATGATGAAGTCCAGGTAGGCCGTGGCGCCGGTTGTGGATCCGCTGGTGAACGTGATCTTGTCGCCGTAGATCAACACACGCGGCCCGGTGGAGGTGGTCTGCACGATGTTGTACGAGCCGGCCCCGCTGGCGAGCGTGATCGCGTTGATGGTGTTGGTCACGACGTTGTCAACGGTCACGCGCCTGACCGTGACGGTGTCGGTCGCGTAGAGCCCTTTGACGATGTCGATCCGGTCGAGCAAGAGGGCCGAATACTGGTAGGTATTGGTCCAGGTTGCGGTTCCGGTGGTCGTGCCGAGGGTGATCGCGGCGCTGCGTTCGGCCAGTTCGCCGGCGAAAGCGAATCCGGCGGCAAGCATGGCCATGCCGAGGATCGCGATGCTGAGTGTCTTCTTCATGCTGCTGTCCTCTCGTGTTGTTGCGGGTCAGCCGTCTCCGCGCCAGGCGGAGACGGCCGGTGGCCCAGGTTGCTAGCTGATCGTGATGAGTTGCGCGCAGAGCGCGCTGGCGCACACGACATCCTCCTCGTCGTCGAGGTAGAAGATGTCGGAGTTGCAGGTGTTGTCGCGGTACTGCATGACGCCGGCGAACCCGCCAATGTCGCGGGACGTGGTCTTGAGCCACGACGGGTCTTCGGTCGTTGCGGTGTTCTGGGCGAGCCAGAGCATGCAATAGCCGAGGACCTTGGCGGCCTTGGTGTCGGTGCTGGAGCCGAACCCGGTGGTCGCGATGTAGGTCTTGTTCAGGCGGAACTCGATCGGGGCGGCCAGCATCGCGGACAGTTGCTCGAGCGAGATGCCGATGTTGGCGGCGCCGGGCTGACGCTTGATGGCTTCCGGGTGGTGCCGGAGGGTGATCCAGTTGTCGAGCGCGAGCATGCCGCGATTCGGCAGGCGGCCCGTCCGGTTGGCGAACTGGGCGATCTCTTCGTCGAGGACCTTGATCGGGTCGATCGAGCCGCTGGACCACTTGCCGGAGTTCGTGACGGTCGAGGCGGTGTAGTTGCCGCTGGTCGTCGCGACGGTCCACGCCCGCACGAAGCGGGACCCGGACCAGTTCGACATGAGGGTGTTGATCTTCGCCTTCTCCTGCTTGGGCCGGCTGGAGTCGGATTCGACCTCGGCGTCGTCGAGGCCGATTTCGAGGCCGATCGGCCTGTTGTTGTAGGAGCCGGTCGTTCCGGCGTGCTTGATGCGGCGGCGGGGGCCGCCGATCGCGCGCTGAGCGTCGTAGTTCAGGAACGCCTGCTTGGTGTCGAAGATCGAGAAGTCGCCCTTCTTGGCGCCGGTGACGACGCGGGGGGCGAGAAAGTTGCACTCCTCCTCGATGCCTTTGTAGTCGGCGGCGATCTGGAATGCGTACTCGGTGAGGGCGGTGTTGAGCACTGCGCCCTGCGGATTCGTTGCCATGTTCTTTCCCTTTCCTGTGTGTTGTGGTTGTGCCGCATCCCGCTACGGCGGGCGCGGCGGTTGAACTCAGGCCTTGTACTTGTGCGCCTTGACGATGATGGCGTCGATCAGGTCGCCGGCCACGCCGGCTTCCATGGCGACGGCGCCGATGATGTCGCCATCCGTGGGCGTCGAGGCGGCGAACTTGCTGTTGCTGTCGATCGCCAGGATGTCGCCGGCGCTGACGGTGCCGGCGAGGATCACGGGGGCGATGTCGCCCGGCATCGCGATGTCGGCCTTGGCGCCGACGGCGGCGCCCACGCGGACGACGCCGATCGCGAGGATGGAGTTGGCGCTCTTCAGGACCTTGCCGGAAGACGCCTTGACGGAGTAGCCCTCCGCGCCCACGAGGGTGGCGGAGACGACCTCGAACGGATACGTATACGAACCATTGACTGCCATTTGCAGCCTCCTTGTTGTGGCCCGCGCGTTGGCGCGGAACCGTTGTTGAACTGCCTACTTGAACAACTGCGGGTTGTCGCGCTGGGCGAACTCGATCGCCTGCGCCCTGGTGGAGCAGCGATACTTGGCCATGGCGGTGTCCACCGCGGCCGTCTGATCGCGCATTCGGGCGATGGCGTCCGGCGTCGCCGGCGTCTGCTCCGCCTGCTCGCGGCCGAGCGAGCGGGGCTGATCGGGCGTGCGGTCGGCCGGCTTGAGCAGCGCGATGGTCTCGCGGGTGCCGGCCGGATCGGCAATGAACCGGGCGCGGAGTTTGGCCGCGTCGGCGACCTTGCCGCCGTGCTCCTTGACGAACGCATCGGCCTCGGCTTCGCGCTCCTTCTTCTCGAAGTCCTGGACGCGGGCCTTGAGCGTGGCGTTTTCCGTTGTGGCGGTTTCGCCCGCCGTGAGCGCGGCGTCGAACGCAGCAATCAACTGCTGCTCGTCGGCGTCGGGTTTCTGGAGTCGCGCGCGGATCCGTGCGATGAGTGCGTCCATCGCGGGTCCCTCCTCTCGTGCGCCGTGCTCGCTGTTCAGCGATGGCGCCAGTTGCTTGAAATGCGGCACGTTCGTCAGCGCGATGCTGACGAGCCTGACGGGCCGCCATTTGTCCTGGGTCCCCTGGACCCGTTCGAGATCGAAAACCGGGCTGCGGAATTTGAAGCGCTTGGTCGGGATCAGTTGCTGGCCGAGGTCGGTGAGTTCCCAGCCGGTCCAGAGTCCATCGTCGCGGCGGAGCATGGTCTTGGCCCAGGCGGCGGCCGTGCTGTCGCCGGCGGGGAATTCGGAGAGGTGCTCGCGGTCAACCAGGAGGCCGGCGAATGCGGGCTTCTGGGCCGCCTCGCTGAAAGCCGCCTGAATGCGCTGGTAGGCGAGGTCGTCGATCAGGAGGGTTCCTTTTTTCTCCGTCCCGTCCGGGAGGGTGATCTTGGAGGGGTACGCGCCGGGTGCTGGGACGGTGTGGAAGATGGGCAGCGCTCCGGCGCCGTCGGGTGCGATCTGGTCGGTCTGGAGGGTGTAGGCGGCGCGGGCGGTGAGGTCGTTGGTCATGGTCGGTCTCCTGTAAGCGGGAATTTGTCCCGTTTGGGGTGTTTTCCGGGTCGGGAAGATGCCCTGGAACCTTTTTGAATTGGGGCGGAACCTTTTTGAAATCGGGTTTGAGGGCGGGGGTCCGTATGTTGACACCCCCCAGCGCGTCCTGGGGCATCCTGGCGATTCTCGGGGGAGACGCCGTCGGCGGCGCCCTCGACGGCGGCGGCGGCCATGTCGAGGGCCATGGGGCGGGCAATGGCGGCGGTCAGGTCGGGGAGGAGTTCGGGGAAGCGCTCGGCGGCGGCCCGGACGCGGCGTTCGAGTTCGGCGTCGGGGATCGCGGCGTCCGCGGCGGCCGCCTGGAGGTCGGCGAATATCGCCTGCAAGGCGGCCAGGGGGCCGGCATCGGCCGCGTCGAGCGCGGGAGTGGCGGGATCGGCCCGGCCACGGAAGGCGGCGCCGGGGATCTGGGGCGGCTGGGGCGCGGGCGGGGCATATTCGATCTCGTAGCCGGTCTCCTGCTCCACCTGGTCGGGGGAGACCTTGTAGCCCTGGCCGGCCAGGGAAACGACCTGGGCCACGAAGTCGCCGGTGTCCTTCTCCTGGCGCGCCTTGAGATCGAAGTAGGCGAGCACGGGCTTGCCGGGGAACATGCGGGCGAGGCGGGGCTTGTCGAGTTGGCGCTGGAACGCCTCGGAGATGCGCCGGGCCAGGGCGCGGCCGATCTGGCGGAACGCCTGCTCGTGGACGCTGCCGGCAAGGGTGCCGGAGCCGGATTCGGCGAGCACGGTCAGGAGGCCGCCGGTGCCGGCCAGGACCAACTGCTTCTGCAACCACTCCAGGCGGGCCTGAAACGGCTGGGAGTTGCGGGCCTCGGCGGAGGTCACGACCTGGGAACCGGCCGGCAACGCGCCGGAGCCCTGCTGGGCCGCGGCCTCGGCGAGTTCGAGGAACTCGGCCATCTGCTTGTCGTCTGCGCCTTCCGGGGCGATCAGGAATACGCCGGGGATGCCGAAGATCTCGACGTAGGCGTCCCAGTCCTTCTCCGCGATGGCGGAGCGGACGTATTTGACGAGGCCGATCCGGTTCACGGGCCGCCGGGTTTGGAGCCAGATGATCTCTTCGGGGGCGAGCCGGTTCTCTTTGGGCAGGTAGTCGCCGGAGACCTGGCGCGCCTCGGGGTTCCAGTACCAGTCGCCGCTATACCCGGCGCGGGCGAGGTTCCACTGCGGAATACAGTGGAGGGTTTCGATCATCATGGGGTCGGCGGGGCTGATCCAGGGGTTGAGGTGGGCGAAGCCGCGGAACCGATGGCCGGCGAGATGGCGGATGGCCTCGTAGAGGTTCGGGATGCCCTCGTAAAGTTCGCGGAGGAATGACTCCTGTTCGTCGGCCAGGGCGGCGTCGAATCCGTCGGTCTCGTCGGAGATCTGCTGGATCTGCCACTCGCAATCGTCGAGCGCGGATTCGGTGCGCTCGATGATGCAGGAGAGATCGGCGTCGGTGCACTCGATGCCGGTTTCGTAGAGCCACATGAGATCGGCAAAGGCGCCGCGCTGGGCCTGCTCCAGGTACGAGACGGCGGTGGGCATGGTCAGGGAGCGGAGGGGATTGAGCGTATCGCGCCAGGCGTTGTAGCGCTGCACGGCGCGGATCATCTGCTCGGTCCGGCGCTCGGGCGTGAGGGGCGTCTTGCGCGCGGGGCGTTCGGCGGTTCTGTCGTAGGTGGGCATGCCTGTTCCTCTACGCAGCCAGTTCCTTCCATGCGTTCCGCCGATCGGCGCGGCGGGTCAACGCGCCGCGGCGGCGGAACGGCCGCGGCGCGAAATACGCCGACTTGGCTTCCGAGGCGTGGAGGCAAAGCGCGCAACCCCAGAACTCGTCCGCGTGGCCGGCCTCGTCGCTCGCGGCCTCCAGGCGCACCTGGTTGGCGGCGGTCACGGTCTTGCGTACCTTGTGCAGACCCTCGCGGATGGTCTGGTCAGACGGGATGCGCACAGCGCGGTCCTGGAACGCCGGCAGCATGCTCATGCCGATGTCTACCTGGGAGGCGTGGGTGAACTGGATCTCCTCGACCCTGCCGCGGTAGCGCAGTTTCAGGTCTTCGCCCAGTTGCGCGCCGATGCCGGTGGCATCAATGCAACAGCGGCGCACGCGGAACGTGTCCATGGCCTCGCATGCCGCGGCGAACTGGTCGCGGAACAAGGTCTTGGCGAACGCGCGGACCTTGTGGATCCAGAGCACGTCGCCGATCCGGCGGCCGACCCAGTGCTGCGCCAGGTCGTGCTTGCGGCCAACGTCGATGCCCATGTAGTTCGGGGCGTCGGGAGCCCCGGCGACGGCGGACGCGATCTGCTCGGGTGTCGCCTCGCAGGCGTAGATGAGTTGATAAGGTAGCAGCGCGCCGCCGTCGTCCTGGGGATTGCACATATACTGAGATTGAAACGCGGCCTCGGTCCGGCACCCGGCGCGGATCAGGGCGCGGAAGGATTCGCGGGTGTGGTTGGAACCGGTGACGCGGTTGACGCACTCGACAAACCCGGCGGAGATCGCGTCGTCGAGGGTCACGCGATGGAGCGACGCCTTCATGGGGTTGGCGCCGCGGGCATCCTGGCAGAGGCGGGCGAATACGGACGAGGGCGAGCCGTCCACCGCATAGGCGGAGATGGCCTCCAGTTGGCCGCCCCAGGTTGTGCAGGGCCGGGCCATGTCGTAGACGCGGCCGGCGTCCTGGTGGAGGTCGAGTTCGTCGAGCAGGACGTCGCCGCCCTTGCCTGCGAAGACTTCCGGCGTGGAGGAAAGGGAGACGATGCGGGAACCGGTGGGGAAGTCCACCACGAACGCCTTGATGTCGCCGTTGCCGAAGATCTCGACGTTGTCGCCGGCGATGCCCCTGGCGACGACGTTGCCGAGCCGGCACCAGCGGGCGATATAGTCGGTTACGAACTCCTTGGCGGTGAGCAGGTCGCGCGAACTGACCCACTGGGTGAACCGTTCGCGGCGCATGCACTTCTGGAAACACCGGTAAGAGGTCGCATAGGTGAACCCGACCCGGCGCGACTTCTCCGCGAGCTTGAACGGCGCCGCGTCGTCAATCCACTTGTCCTGGTAGGAGAGGAAGTAGGACTCGGAGGAGACGATGGAGGGAGCGCCGATTTTCTCTGCGCTCTTCGCACTCTCTACGCTCGCGCTCGGTTGTTTCTTGCGAGTCACTTCTTCTTCGGTTCCTTCGGCCAGGTCATGGCCCCCGGTTTCTCGACCGCCGTGGCGAACTTGCGGCGGACCGCCTGTTTGCATGCCTCGGCATAACCCTTGGCGTTGTTGCGCCGCATTTCGGCGCTGACGTTGAACGTGGAACCATCGTCGAACGTCAGGACCTCGACCCGCGTTTCGTCGTCACTGAGCATTGGCACTGGCATGGGGCGTCTCCGTGGTTCGTGGTTTGCGGCCGAGCACGTCGTCGATTTCGGCGGCGAGGCGTTTGGGATCCAGAGGCTGTGCGGCTTTCTGTTGGTCGGCGAGGATGGTCTCGATCCGGGCCTTGAGGTCTACGATCTGCTTGGCGAGCCGGTCTTCGCGGTCCTTGTTCAGCGCGCTCAGGGTGCGGCCGATGGCGATGGCGAATTTCGGATCCTGCTGGACCGCGGCGTCCACGCCCAGGGCCACGAGGGAGTCGCGATACATGGCGTCCGCGTCGTCGGGGAGCGCGGCGGACATGCTTTTGGCGACGGAAACGGCGTGCTTGAGACGCCAGCGCCAGGACTCCTTTTCGGTGGCGGTGAGCCAGCGATAGAACGCGGTCTTGCTGGGGCGCTCGGCGATGCCGAACTTCTCGCAGATAATGGGAATGCCGGCATGGCGGGGCGAGTGGGTGATGGCCTCGGCGTAGGCGGCCTCTACCTGCTCGTCCGTGAGTTTCCCGGCCCAGCTATCGGATCGGACTTTCACGCTTCGAGATCCTTGAGCGCGGCCTCGCCCGCGGGCGTGCGGCGCCAGCGCGTTTCCTTGAGCGGCCCCTTGACCGACTCGACAAGGGCCTGATCCTTCAGAAGCATGAGTTGGTCGCGGATTTCGCCGGCGTCCGTTTTCGCGGGCAGGCGCAGCGCGACCTCGTCGATCAGGATTTTCTCGCCCAGGGCCACGCCGGCGAGTCCGCAGAGGGTTTCAAGGATCTTGCGCTGCATGCGATAGTCGGGCGTCATGGGTGGTTCTCGATGTGGTTTTCGACCTTGCCTCGGAGTTCGGACACCGATTCGACGACGACGTTGATTCGCTGGTGGATCAGCGAGGCGCGGGCCTCGCCCTCGGTATTCCGGCGGTCCAGGGCTTCGGTCAGGGCGCCGATCTGAGTGCTGAGATTGGTAAAGCGCTCGTCCTCGAATCGTTGCTGCTGCCCGTGCATTCGGAGGCAATCCTCGGCCGTGACGTATTTCGGGGCCGGGGTCACTTCGAGCGGCTGCGGTTCGATCCGGCGCGTTTGCGGCCGGATCCAGTCAACGATCACCTTGACGGCCGGGATCAGGAGCACGACGACGCCGATCCATACGCCCACCTGGTTCGGGTTCAGTTCCATGTGGGACTCCAGAAGAGGAAGGAAGGCAGAGCCGGGATCGAGGCCCGTCCGGCACGCCGAGGGAGAGCGGCGCCTGCCGATCCGCGAACCCGCCGGGCTGGACAGCGGAATGGCGCGGACCCCGGACTATGGTGTCGGTGGATTGAGATGGACGTTAGGCGGCCATGTTGCACCTCCTGCTTGCCGCATTCGCTTTGCGTCTCTCGCATGGGACGCAAAGTACGCTAGGAGGCGGAAACCAGTCAGCCGATGCCTGCCGAATATGCGAGGAAAGTGGCGCCTACTGGCGGGCCTTCGGAGCGGAATCGGTAACGATTCCGTCCGGCTCCCGTTCTTGCCCGTCGCGCCCCGGAGCGGAATCGGTGACGATTCCGTCCGCCTTCCGTTCTTCCCCTTCTCGTCCCCGGAGCGGAATCGGTAACGATTCCGTCCGACTCCCCCTCTTCGCCGCATACCGCAGCATCGCCAGAATCGCCCTCAGATGCTGCGCCGGGCAATCGTCCAGCGATGGCGCCAACCTTGCCTGCTCGCAGATGCCCTGGGCATAAGACCAGTCCAACTCGCGGCCCTGTATCTGGCCGAGTTTCGCCAGTTCCTGGCGGATGCGATACCGGATCCGCCGCTCCGCGCTCTGCGCCGTGCGGTCGAGCCAATACTCGTCGCCCGCCACGATCGCGAGCGAGCACATGAGTTGATCGAACTTGACCTGGCCGGAGCGCCGCCCGGCGGACATGGAGGTCGCCTCGCCGATCCGCGCATTGATCCAGGCGTTGAACCCCGCGGCCGGCGCCTGGCCGCGTTGCTGCATGACTCGCCATGCCCGGATTGCAAGCCGCCTGAAAGCCCCTTGCTGCGCCTCCGACAAACCCGGCAATCCAGGCACAACGGGAGCGGCGTCGGCGCCCGCCATCCGCTCGAAGTCGCCGGCGAGCCGGACAATGACCTCAGGCGCCAGGCCCCGCGTGGAGGCGATCCCCGCGAGCGTGTTGAGTTGCCCGCGATACCAGGCGTCCTTTTCCGCGGGTCCCCCGGCGCCGCCGGCGGCCGTCCAGGCCCGGTCCACCGCCCGCCGAAATCGCCCTTGCGCCGCCGGCATGGTGAGAGTGGTCACGGGGTGGGTGTTGATGCGTCGGGAAGCGTTGGAGCCGGGGCGACCTCGCCCCGGTCTGACCGGCCCGAGGTCGGGCCGGCTCCAGGCGTCATTTTTCGCTTGGCCACCGGCGCCGGCTTGTGGCCGCGAAGGTCACGCGGGGCGTTTGGCGTAGGCGTGTGCTCGGTTGGTTTGACGCATATCGGGCTGTTGGGCTCGTAGTTGCTCCACTCGTTGCAGTCCACGCAAACAGGTGCGTCATGCGGTTCTACACGATGCATGCAGTCGGAGCATCGCGGCGGCCCGTGCCGACATGCCGGACAGACACCCCCAAAGAGCGTTTTGGGATTTCGGTCCCTGCCGCAGCAGGTGCACATCTCGGATTGCCCAACACCGCGTGCAGGGTACGGCGCTGCCGCGCCGACCCTGACGCTGGCGTTGGCGGTATGGATTACACGGCTGCGCCAGTCCACCACGCGCCAGGGCTGCATTGCGTCTCCGCGTTGCTCGGCCATGCGGACTGCCTGTCGTCGCAACCAGAAACGGAGGCAGGAGTCCTGCCACTCGCCGTTGATCGCCAGCCATTCTACTCGGTATTTCATCCGGCCACCTTTTCGCCAACCACGCCGGTCGAGGTACGGCTTCGCCGCCCCTCAACTCCAGCGTTGGAGCCGGGGCGACCTCGCCCCGGTCTGACCGGCCCGAGGTCGGGCCGGCTCCCTTTCTCCGCGATACCCAGCGCCGCCAGGATCGCATTCTGCTCCCGTTCCATGCGATCGAGTTCCGCATCGAGCGCGGCCATATCGGCCCGGATCCCGGCCAGCACATCCACGGCCATCCCCGCTATCCGCAACAGCCGCGCCCGCTGCTCCTTCTCAATACCCCTTCGTGTTCTTCGCCTGCCCTGCGCCGCCGGCATGGTGAGAGTGGTCATGGGGAGGTTTTGACGCGTTGGGAGATGTTGGCGGCACGCTGGCGCTGCCGGTGCTCCCGGCAGTGGTCCGCGCAGCAGTAGCCGCCTTTGTGCGTGGTGTCGTGCACGCACCCAGGCAATGCGCACCGCTGCGACGCGCGCTCCGGTTTGCCGAATCGCGGGTACGGGTAGAACGCATCGTGACTATCGAAACCGTCCGCATCTGGCTGCCGGCGGATCGCGAACGTGTGCGACTGTTGCGGTGAAGTCAGCATTGCCAACAAGGCGATGGGAAGCGAATGCCTTCCCTCGCCGATAATCGCCTTTGGTTTGTTCACTCGTCACCTCCGGAGCGGAAAGGCCGCGCCTCACCGCCAGCGTTGGAGCCGGGGCGACCTCGCCCCGGTCTGACCGGCCCGAGGTCGGGCCGGCTCCAATTCATCCTTCCCCTTCGTGTCTTCGTGGTAAATCTCACTCTCCATCTCCAGATTTCCCTGTCCACTTCCCAAACACCATCTCGCTCTGCGTCGCGACAATCGGCGCGCTGTCGTGCGCGGCCAGCAACGCGCGCGCAAGGCCGGGATGCGCCAGGCGCCAAACGCCGATCCGGTTCCCGCAGGCGTTCCGGACGTACCGCTGCACGAACTCTCCGTCCACCCATCCTCCGACGGGGGCGATGATCCCCACGTCGGAGAGTTGCCGGAAGATCGTGCCGGCGATCCCGCTCCCTCCATGCGCTTCCTCGCCATGTTCCGCCAGGTCCATCGCGGAGAAACTGCCCCCTGTCCCGCGCCCGAGCGCCAGGCGGCAGACGGCCAGGGTCATCCTCCGCATGGCCGAACTCTTCCAGGTCCACTCGCGGACCTGCACTTCCGGACTGGGTTGCGCGGGGGCGATCATGTCGTTACCGTTTGAGCGCGTCGATCACGCACGACACCGCGAAGCAGAGCCCGAAGATAAAGACCGTCAGGCCCGTCAGGCGCCCGAACGTCGTCTCGCCCCAGGGCGTGACCGGCTGCGACGAAAGCGGCTCCCAGCCGAGCCGCTTCAACGCCTCCGCCACGATCTCGATCTGCCCATCCGTAACCTTCCCGACCTCGTCCTCGCTCTTCGTTCCGTTCATGCCTCGTTTCCTCCTTGTTTCTCGTTGCGCTCGACCATTTCCGCCAGCTGCGGGATCATGACGTTTTCGATAATACGCGCCGTACCAAACAACCCGTGCGGCATGAGTTTGCATGACGACGATGCTGTCAGACTGTAGGAAGCTCGCTCTTTCCTCACCGTCACGGTGACTCGGATGCGCCACTTTTCGCCCTTCCATCGGGAGAGGCGTATCACAATGTTTGGGTTTACAGACATGACCGATCTCCTGGGACGTTGGAGCCGGGGCGACCTCGCCCCGGTCTGTCCGGCCCGAGGTCGGGCCGGCTCCAGTTCATCTCTCCCTCTTCCCTCACTGCTTCACCGCCCCGCGGCCACCATGCACGGCCATCGCTCCCTTCATCATGGCCCGGAGTTTCTGACTGTCCTCGTCGCGCGCAGCGATGCCAAGCCGCTCGCTGTGCCCGTAGCAAAAGCAGTCCTCCGGCTTCGCGGCGCCGACAAAGCCGGCGCCCTCGATGTCCTCCGGTTTCGCCCGGATCAGCGTCACGATGTCCGCATGCTGCCGCTGCGGCTCGAACAGGATCAACCCCAGGTGCCTGTGTGCGATGTACTTCATGGCCTCACCCGAGCCTGTAATCGCTGACGACCTGGCCGTGCGCGGCGAGGAAGGTCTCGCGGAGATCGCCCTTGTGGGGCAGCATCTCCACCACCAGGCGCAGATGCTTGTCCAGCGCGCGCAAGTGCCCGCGCTCGCCCAGGACGCGGATGCACAGATCCGCAATCTCTTCGCCCTTGTCGTTCAGGTGCCTGGCGCACATCCGCTCGGCGATCGCCGCCAGGTTCGCCTGCAACCGCTCCTTGCGCCCGAGCGTGACCTCGCGGTTCAGCCCGATCCGGGAGAACTGCTGGTCGTTGCGCCGGATGGCATCGAGGACTTCGGGGTTGCCCGTGAGGGCCAGCGGGCAGCCGGTCTCGTCGTGGAAGTCGAACAGCCAGGCCAGTCCGTTCGGATTCAGCCGGTGCGCGTTGTCAACGATCAGAAGCCGCTCGCTGCGGCGCAGGCGCTCCAGGACCCACTCGACGCGCGCGACGTTGCCGGAGTATTTCCGCGTGTCCATCGAATTGAAGATGGACCGGCAGATCTCCGTTGGCCCGCACGCCCAGCGATAGGCCGTTACCAGGATGACGCTCGGGTTGGCCGCGACGTACCGGGCCAGCGCGCACGATTTCCCGATGCCGGCCGGCCCGTGGATGAGCCCCACGTCGCCAGTCTTCCGGATGGTCTCGCAGACGATCCGGACCTGTTCCGTGACCGGCGTCTCCCAGACCTCCTGATCCTGTCGTTCCGCGCGCCGAGCCGCGGCGCGCATAACGTCGCGCGCAACGGACTCCAGTCGCGCCACGTCGCCGACCGGACTGACTCCCGGCTTGGTCGAGAGGTACTTCGACAACTGCGCCGGGTTCGATCCGAACAGCCGCGACAGTTCCTCCAGCGTATACGCCCGCGTTCCGTCCCCCTTTTCCCGGAACTCCTGCATCATCCGCTTCGTTTCCGGATCCGCCGCCTTCCCAGCCCCATTCTGTTCCTCGCTCATTCCTCATTCCTCCCCTTGTTGTACCCAGCGTCAATCATTGCACCGCAGAGCGCCTCGGCCGTCCGCACGGCAACCGCATTGCCGATCTGCCGCACCTGGTCGGTCTTTGTCCCGGCGAACTCGTACCCATCGAAACCCATTGCGGCGGCCAACTCGTGGGGTTGAAGCATGCGGAATCGGATGTCCAACCGTCCTGGTTCCACCAGCGCGAAGCGGTCGCGCGTGGTAATGGCGTCGAGCGGTTCTGTCACGGGTTGCGCCCCCTTCGCCGTCCCGTAGTATTTCGTCAGGAACGGTTCGCATACGGCCAATTCCCCGCGGTGTCCTGCCGGGATCGTCGGCAACGGCTCCTCGACGCTGCGCACGCGCGATTCGTCTGCGCCCTCGTGCGCCACCTGAACCACGAATGGTTCGCACAACCCAAACGAACCACCCCGCGCCGTCGTAATCGTTGGCAGCGGCTTATCCATGCCCCGAACCGGTTGACGGCCAGAGTGCTCCATCGGCACCAAGAACGGTTCAACCAAGCATCCGCCCCCACGTCCTGCCGTAATCGTGGGCAGCGGATCGTCCACTGACCGCGGAGCATTCCCTCGATGAATGCCCTCCGGTGGCAGCACAAACGGTTCGCAGAGTCCATACCGGTTCTCCGTTGTTGCCGTCGGCATGGGTTGATCGGTTCCGTGTACGCGCGCTTCACGTCCCTGGCGGCCTTGTCCGCCGTGATAGGACACAAGGAACGGCTCGCAGAGTCCCGCATGCACACCGCCCGCCGAAATGGTCTGGAGCGGCGCGCTCAATGGCTTTGCCCACGATCCGGCCTGGTCCGGTCGGGTCCCGCGCAGCACCGCAATGAACGGTTCCCCGCCGAACCGCCTCAGGCCGGCCTCTATCCGGTCCAACGTTCGCGGGGCCAGCGGGCGGCGCCTGTTGAAGATCGACTCGCCCTTGAGCGCCCAGTCGATGATGTCGCGCGCGGGGCGCCAGCGGCCCGCGTGCGTCGCATCCGGCCATGTCAACGGGCCGCGGCGCGCGGCCTGCACGAACAACCGGCGCCGGCACGTTGCGTCGCCATAGTCCGCGGCGTTCAACACGCGCCACTCGACCGAGTATCCGAGGCTCCGGAGTGCCGCCGCAAACGCCAGGAACGTCTCGCCGCGTCTTGCCTTGATCGGGCGGCCCTTCTTGTTCAGAGGACCCCACTGCTCGAACTCGCGAACGTTCTCGATCAGGATGCGGTCCGGCGACAAGCGCTCCGCCCAGTGCAGCACGTGCCACGCGCTTGCCCTGCTCTGGTCGCTGCACGGTTTTCCGCCGCGCGCGATCGAATGGTGCGTGCATTCCGGCGAGGCGATCAGCAGGTCGAGCCGGCCGCCGGGGATCGCCTTGTTCGGGTCCACGGTTGAAAGGTCGGCGCACAGGTGTCGCGCCCACGGATGGTTCCGTGCGTGCGTGTCCACCGCAACGCGCCAATGGTTGACGGCCAGGAGATCGAGTCGCATCCGGCGCGCGCGCGCCGCCCGGACCAGCCCGGTGCTACTCCCGCCGGCGCCGCAAAACAGATCGGCCGCGACGATCATCGCTGTGTCTCCGTGTTGGAGCCGGGGCGACCTCGCCCCGGTCTGTCCGGCCCGAGGTCGGGCTGGTGAAGGCTGGCGTTCGCCTGCTTGAATCGTGTCCACCACAGGTGCTTTGTGAAGACCGACGGGGGATACGCACACGGCGTGCAGATACGGCACGACCGCTTTGCCGGTGCATCGCTGTTGCACTCCGGGCAGAACCCGAAAAGCAGACGCGCCCATCCGACGGCAAGACGAACCAACCGTCTGACAGTGCATACAACCGCTGCGAACGGGACATTGGACTTACCAGATTCCATCCGGGTGCTCCTGTTTCAGTGCCATCATGTTGCGCCGGATGTAGTCCGCAACCGGACACACGCGGTCATGCTCTTTGCCGGTCGTCCAGAGATAGTGGAGGTACGACGCGGGAACGTCCTGCATCGGTACTCCCTTGTGCTTGCCCCAGGGCATCTGGTCGAGGTCGGTCAACTGCTTCATGGATCCCCCACCGATTGCCGCAACGCATCCCATCCGTCCTCGTCCCCGTCGTCCTTCGCCGCCGCCGGCGCAACCGCGCGCGGGCCGACGCCGGCCTCCGCGAGTACGGCGTCGTTGTGCGCGATCAGCGCGGCGCGCGCGGCCGCGTCCTCGGCATGCCGCTCCTGGATCGGCTCGTTCAGCATCCCGACAATCTCCTGCCGGCGGCCCATCAGCGGACCCATGGTCTCCATGTCAATCCGGCTGCCTGGTACCATCCGCTCGCAGACGCCGAGGCAAGACATACCGGCGGGCTCGCACACGTAGATCCGGCCGGGATCGTAGGGCGTCAGGATCAGCGCATAGTCGCGCCGATCGCGGAGCAGTTCGCGGCGGCCGTCGGGCGTGGAAAGCACCGGCCAGAACCGATGCGTGCCGGGGCCGTAATAGGCGTCCTGGAAGGACAACTCGCCCTTGCGGCTGAGCCGCGCGCGGCGCACGCAGCGCTCGTCGTCGGCAAGCAAGGCCACGGTCGCCCAGTGCTCCAGCCGCGTGAGTTTGCCGGCGCCGCGGCGCCACACTTCGCCGGACGTGGCGCGGACCATGCGCCGCTCGGCAATCGTGGCGATCGCGGCGTCCATGGCCGCGCGCTTCTGGGGGTCGGCAATAGACTCCAGGGTCGCCGCGATCGGCGCCCAGGGCATCGCGGGCGAGAGGCGGAAGCAGTGTGCAACGTTACCGCACTGATCCCACCCCTCCAGGGCGTGCTCGCGGCGGTCATGGATGATCCGGTAGAGCGCCGAAAGCGCGTCGGAGAACTCGCCCATCCGCATGATCGGGAGCATCAGGCGGCGCTTGGTTTCCTCGGGCAGAGACGCGGCCGCCTGGACCAGGTCGGCATGATACTTGACCAGGCCGTGCAACTGCTCGGGCTTGGTCTCGCGGCTGTTGCTGCCGGTCTGGCCGGGCAGCGCGGCGGTGACATTATGAACGAGGTTGAAAGAGCTTTCCAAGTGGGCTTTCAAGCCCGGTACACCTTCGCCCTTGCCGGGCCACATTCCGCCATGCACCTGATCGCCCAGGATGCCGGATGTCAGGATCCGGATGGCGTCCCGCGTGAGGCTGTAGATGATCTTCCGCAGATCCTCGCGGATCGCCGCGGTGCCGTGCTCGACAAACCAGGTCGAACCGGCCGCGCGATACCCGACCCCGGTCAGGACCCAGGCGACCAGGTAGCGCATCTCGCGCTCGCGGAGTCGCTCGCGTTTGCCGTCCTCCAGGATGCGCTCCGCCTTGACCGCCCAGGCGCACTTGTACGCGCTCGCAACGTCGAGGCACGCGAACTCCTGCGGTCGGACGGACCGGACGCTGTTGCCGTCGTCAACGATCACGTCATGGGTCAGGTCATCCCACATATAGACCTGGCCGACCTCCAGTCCGACGCGGGTCGAGTAGACCGATGGCGCATGCGCCAGCGCCGCCTTGGCGCCACGCCGGGCCGCCGCGCGCTCGTACCGGCTGAGCCCCGCCACGCGCTGCATATTCCGGTACGTCAGCCCCGCCGGCGTAAAGTCCGCCGGGCAGTCCGCCGGCGCCGGCAACTCCGGATGCGTCTCCGACCACATGGCCCGCCAGTCGCCGACGCCGGGCAGAGTGTGGCCCGCCCGGATGTCGCGCATGAGTTGATCGTAGGCCGCCCGCGACGAGCGCTGGTTCCGCTCCGCGCCCGCCTTGTAGTGCTGCGCCAGCCGCTTCGCCAACGTGTCCCGCTTCACGGCCGTCGTGCGAGCGAGCGCGAACAGGTTGCGGTTGTTGGCGAGCCAGTAGTAGTACCGGTTCCGGACGGAGGACTCGCTCATCCCCGGCATGCCGGCGTGCCGGTCCGCGATCTCGCGGATCGCCAGCCGCCGGTTCGGCGCCGCGTCAATCACATTGCACATGCGCTCGTAAGCCAGCGCGGCCAATTTCTCCCGCTGCGGCAGCGCGGAGAATAGCGGCCACTCCCCCTCCCGGACCGCAACCGACGGCAGATTGCTCTCGACCATGGCCAAGCCCTCCGCAGACCAGACCTAGACCCGACCGACACCCTCGATCTCGAACGAAGCCCCTTCCGACTGCCCCACCCTCAACCCGCACGCCTCCACGCGCTCGAACGTCGGCTCCGCGCGATCCGCAATGATCGCCTCACGATCCAATGCCTGCACCGTCCGGACGTACTGCCCCAGGCCGGCGTCGAACAGCCGCCCGATGGCAACCTCCTCGGAAATGCCGCGATTGAGGCGGACCTCCGGATTCCCCGTCCGCAACTGGATATGCCCGACCCCATCGAACACGATCATCCGCGTGTCCGCCTGGGCCTCTGTCTTCTCGTTCTCCGAGGCCCATTCCCGCAGGTCCTTCTTGATCGCGATCGCCCGCTTCGCGCAGGCGTCGATCAAGTCGCCGTATTTCTCATTGATCCGCGCGATTTCCACGTCCCGCGTCGCGACCAGTTTCGCCAACTGCGTTGCGACCCCGCCCAGTTCCATCATCCGATCCAGCGCCTGCCCCTTGCCCTGTACTCGTGCCATGTCTACCGCCCGCCTTTCTTGTTCCGTCGCCCGATCTCAGCGTCCAACTCCGCCAACACGTAAGCGATGCCCGCCCGGTGGACCTCCAGCTCCCCATCCGTCAGATGCAGGTGCGTCTTGTCCCGGCGCCCCTGCTGCGTCAGCCCCTCGACAAGCCGCTTCCACTCCGCCGCGTAGGTCTCCCGTATCTCGTCCGGCGTAACCGTCGGCCGCGTCCCCCCCTTGCCCATCTTCCCCCCAGGCCGGTGCGGCGCCTTGCATATCCCCCACGAGAAATAGAGCTGGCGGAGCGTCGTTTCCCCTACCGCTGCCTGAGTGTGCTCTGCGATCTCCGTAACCTGTCCTTCTGTCAACTCGATCGTGGAATGCTTCACCCCTTCGAGCAGCTTCTCCCGTTGACTCTCGGAAATTCCGCACGTGTGCGGAATTTGCCCTGTCCTATCCTTCCATTCGACGGCCAGGTCCATGTATCTCCTTGCCGTGTCATCCGAAAACGGAAGGACCTTCACGAACTTCATCCATCCGCCGTGCCCGATCTCTGCCTTGCGGGTCAACAGTTCATGCCCGCAACACGCCGCGCACCATATCGCGATCCGGGAGTGCCGCACCGCCATCGCGTGCCACCGCTCCACCGCCGGCAGAATCTCCGCGAACTCCGCCTTCGCCGCCGCCACCAATTCCCCCTTCGTGCCCACGTTTCCCCCCTTGTTACTGGACGTTCATCCTCGCCGCGCAGAACTCGCTCAACGTCCGCCCGGCCCGACCCGCCGGCGGAACCCGATCCATCCGAACGATCACCCGCCACTGCGGCCTCATGGCCGCATCTGGATCCCTGTTAGCCGACATTGCGAGCAGGCTCCCATCCTCTATGCAGTACCGTATCTGCCGTTCGCTCATCCCGGTCGCCGCCGCCGCCTCAGATGGCGTACACGTCGGCTTTCTCGGCAGTTGAAATCGCCCTGAATCCATCATCCCGGCGCTGTCCAGCCCAGGGATGGACGGCTGACTATGCTGCTCCATTCCCCTCCCCCTTCTGGCCGACCGCCTCGATCCCGGCGATGGCCTCCAACAGCCTGCGACTCTGCCGCTGCCCGTTGAGGCAATAAGAGATGTGCTGGTAGGTAACTCCCAGCCGCCGCGCCGCCCGCCGATACGACCACCCTCGCGTTTTCAGCGTGACTTTCGCCTGTTCACCTGTGAACATCACGGCAACAGGATTACTACACGGTTCCAACAACGTCAACATCATTGTAGGAATTGAGTAGGAATGCACCCGATGGACACCAGGTTGCGCGTTCTACGCGAACGACTGCGGTTGGAATGGGGTCAACTCGCAGAGCACCTTGGTGTATCGCGTGCCATGCTCGATTTCATGCGTAAAGGGCAAAGAAATCCGAGCTTCCAGACGCTTGAAAGAATCGAATCCGCCGAACGCTCCGCCGGCATTGAAGTCGCAGAGAAACCCGTCGCGCTGGTTCGCGAGCCCCCTGAGCATTACCCCCAGAGGTTGCACTCAAAACACGTAAATAAGTTGCAGCAGAAAGCGCAACTCAAACAGGAATTGGCGGCGTTGCGGTCATGCCTGGATCGCGTTTGCCGCCTACTGGAGGAGATACCCGATGAAGACTGACGCCGATCTACAGATCGCGGCCGACGCTCGCTCCGCCGAATTGACCCGCCTCACCGCCAAGCGCGAAGCCGACCGCGCCCGCATTGAGAAGGATGCCGCCCGTCTCACGATACTCCCCCCCAGCGCGCAGCCCAAACGACAGGATCCCGTCCCACCGCCATCCTTCGAGGATGCCGTCCTTGCCCACCTGGCCGATATTGCCGCGTCCAGCCGCCAAGCCGCATCATCCACCAAGCAAGTCCGCGATGCGATCGCCGCCGCCATCATCCTCGCCCTCATCATCCTCGTCCTGTCCCTGCTCGCCGGTGTCTAATTTCATCGTCACACCCGCCGCCTCAGCCTTCGATGTGTCCAGTTGTCGAACCCCGCAATCCCAGCCTTCAATCACCATGCAACTCGTTCATTTCCCGCTTGTTCCACGCTGGTTCCGCTTTGTCCACCGTATCCTGTCACGCTGCGCCGATTCCGGCAAAATAGACGAAGACGCG